GCGGTCTGATAAGCCTCAAACGGGGCGACATGGGCGCCGTTGGCAAGGAGATCGCCGAACTGATCGAACTTGCCCGCGACGGTCGTATTTCGATGGCCGAGTTCCGCGAGCAGATCAGCAAGATTTCCGAGATCAAGAACGTCAACCCCGCAATCGTCGATGCGGCTAAGGCGTTCTCCAAGGTCACGGGCGAGGCGGCAACCACGGAAGCGGCAATCGCCAAGATCGTCAAAGCCCTGACGGATGCCGGGTCTTCGGTCGAGGGTGTGTCGCCCGCCATCATCGCATTGGCGAACGATCTGAAGACGCTAGGTTCCTCCGCTGACGAGGCCATGCAAAAGCCGATTGATCCGGCGAAACGGCTGACAGAGCAGATCGACATTCTGCGCGGCAAGATTCCGAGCCTGACCGAAGAAATCAAACTGATGGAGTCGTTGAAGGAGATCGACGAAATCCTGAAGACGGCTGACGCAATCAAGGGTCTGGACAAGACCAGCGAAGCCTACAAGCGTCTGATGAACCTCGCCAACCAGGCAAAGACCGAATTGCAACTGGCGTTCGACGCCAAGCAGTTCAAGGGTCTGGAAACCATGCTCGCGGGCGTCAGCAGCAGCGTGGAAGCCTCGGCGAAACTGCTCCGCAACTTCGAGGGCTTCATCAGCAAGCCGCAGTGGGACGTCAACGCTTACCGGGCGGGCTTTGGCTCAGACACGGTGACACTGGCAGACGGCTCGATTCAAAAGATCACGAAGGGGATGAGCGTCAGCATCGAGGACGCGAATCGTGATCTGGTTCGCCGCATCGGTGAGTTCCAGGGCAAGGTCAAGAGTCAGGTTGGCGAAGATCGGTTCAACGGATTCACGACCGAACAGCAAGCCGTTCTGACTTCCATCGCCTACAACTACGGTAGCCTCCCGCAGCGCATCATCGAAGCGGTAAGGACAGGCTCGGCTGACGAGATTGCGTCTGCCATCCGGGGGCTTGCCGGCGACAACGGAGGGATCAACGCAAAACGCCGCAACCAGGAAGCGTTCCTGTTCCAGTCCGGAAGCGATCCCGAAGCTCAATCCAAGGCCATCGAAAAGCAGATCGGTCTGATTGAGAAACGGAACGAAAAGGAACTGGAATACAACGCCAACCTTCAGGACACGCTCGGCATCAAGAGGGAAGAACTCGCTGCAGAGACGGCGCAGAACAACCTGCCCGACAAGGCGACCTTCGTCCGTATCGAAGTCGAAAAGGCTGTTGCCGCCGCCAAGAAAGCCGGCGTCGTGCTCGACGAACGTTCGCTTGCCCTGGCTACGGAGGTCGCCGGGCAACTGTGGGAACAGAAGAAGGCGAAGGAGGATCAGGTCAAGCTCCAGAAGGAGCAACAACTTGGCGAAGAACGAATCTCCATTCTGGAGCAGCAGCGCCGAGACATCATCGAGCAGATGAAGTTGGCGCAGGCCGGTGATCCTTCGTTCAACTACTCCGAACTCTCGGAAAAGCTGACGACGGTCAACGCGCAACTGTCAGAAGCCGTCGAGAAGATGATCGCGTTCTGGACGAACGTCGGCGGGCCAAATGCTGACGCGCAGATCGACAAGCTGCGGCTGCTGAAGGCGAACCTGACCGAAGTACGGGATCGCGCAGTCATCACGGCTACGGACATCGGGAACGTGTTCGGCACGACATTGAACTCCGCGTTCGGCAGTTTCCTCGACAAGATCAGGGAAACCGGCGATGTCTTCGGCTCGCTCAAGGAGTCGCTGCAACAGTGGTTGTCCGACTTCCTGCTGGCGATGGCAAAGGCTATCGCTCAGGCGGCAATCTTCAACGCGATGATGTCCGCCTCCAAGGCTTTGGGCGGCGGCGGATCGTTCCTCGGGCAACTGTTCCAGGCAGCGGCCGGCGCCAAGTTCCACGCTGGCGGTGTGGTCGGTAGCGGCGGTCAGGCAATGGCCGTATCTCCTGCGTGGTTCGCCAACGCTCGCCGCTACCACTCTGGCGGGATCGCCGGGCTGGCGGCGAACGAGGTTCCCGCAGTTCTCCAGAAGGGTGAAGAAGTCCTGACGGCCAACGATCCTCGACACGTCAACAACGGTGGCGCGGATGCCGGGAAGTCAATCAAGATCATCAACACAATCGACAGCGGTAGCATGGTGTCCGAAGGACTCAGCACCGCAGACGGTGAGAAGGCGATGTTCAACTTCATTCGCGCCAATCGCGCATCACTCAAACAGGTTCTTGGATAATGAACGCTTGGTCAATCCGCCCGGACTGGAGCGGCAACTACGTCACGAACTACGCCTACAAAACGGAGACGTTCGCCGCCCGTTCGGGGAAAGAGCAACGGCGGTCGCTTCGCCATAGTCCGCGCTTCTACTGCGAGTTCGATTTCCAGTCGTCGATGGTCGACTTCGACCGTCTGATGTTCGGCAAGCAGAACCAGCAGTTCATCATGCCCGACTACACGGAGTCCGATAGCCTGGCCGCAGTCACAACGATTGGTGGAACCGACATTCAAGTGACCGCCGCTCAACCCTGGATGCGAGTTGGGGAGTATGTGTCGGTCGACGGGGTGTCTGTTCGACAAATCGTTGGGGTATCCGGAACGACGCTCACGGTGTCGCCTGTGCTGTCCGCAGCTTGGCCCATCGGTACGACCTTGTTTCACGCTTACGTGGGCTTCGTGCAGCCGACGCTGCAGGTTGATACGCCGGTGAATACGATCAGCAAGGGGAAGATACGCTTCGACGCGATCCCGACCAACCTGTCACCCTTGGCTACCCCGGGCGCGGCTGTCACATGGAACGGGCGCGAGGTGTTCCTGAAGCGACCGAACTGGAGCGATGCCCCGCAGATCGAGTACAACTGGCCGGTTGAAGCGGTCGACTACGGACGCGGTGCTGCCACCTACTATGACGTGATCGACTTCTGCTCAAAGTCGGTCAAGGCTACCTATCTTGGCAAGAGCCGCGCCGAAGTCCTGGAGTTCCGCAACTTCTTCAACCGGATGCTCGGCATGCGTGGAGAGTTCTACGCCCCGACGTGGAACCCGGATATTGAACTCGTCGGCAACGTCACAGCCGGCAGCAGTACCCTCGTCGCCAAGGGTGCCACGGTTCCCGATAACACGACCTACCGGCAAGTGGTCGTCGTCAAGGTCGACGGCACGCTGATCTACAACACGGTGGTGTCCATGTCGGTTGTCGCGGGAGACACGCCAATCGTCTGTGCGAACGCCTGGCCGGCGATCAACGCGGCTGACGTGGTGATGGTCTGCTGGATGCCGGCCTGGACACTGGCGAGCGACATTCTGACAATCAGTTGGGCTTCCGATCAGGTCGCCAACATTGGGATCGCCATGCGAACCGTGGAGGACGACGATGTTTGATTTTTTCACCAAAAGCCGGTTCTTCGGGCGACCGATTGAACTGTACGAATTCACCTACGGAAATTCGGCTTCGGATAGGCATCTGTTCACCGACGCGGAGTTTCCCGTCGTCAAGGGTGCGGACACTTTCCTCCCGGTTCCGATCTCCCGATCAACGAGCAGTAATTCTGGAACGCTGGACAAGTCGACTCTCGAAGTGCGGATGGCCCGCAACAACGTGGTCGCTGAGATGTTCCGCGTCTATCCGCCGAACCACGCGGTAACGCTGACGGTCTTCCAGGGAGAGGCTGAAGACCCTGCAGCCGAATGGAAGGCACTTTGGACGGGCCGGGTCATATCGGTTGGTTGGGAAGGGTCAGAGTCAAAGCTGGCATGCGAACCGATCTCGACTGCGATGCGCCGCGTTGGTCTACGGAGAAACTATCAGTACATGTGCCCGCACATGCTCTACGGGCCGAAGTGCGGAAAGACCAAGACCAACGTGGGCGTCACCGTTCTTGATGTTACGTCACGGACAGTTACAGTCTCCGGTTCCCTGGGCGACATATCTCACTACGTTGGTGGGGTGTTTGAATGGACGGACACAAATGGCGTTCACCAGTCGAGAACGATTGTCTCGGCAAATCCAACGGTCGATTCTGGCATTCTGCTTAAGGTCAACGGATTGCTTGTTGGCGTTGGCGCAGCGGGAAGCGTGTCGAAGGGTTGTCAGCACACCCTTTCGTTCTGCGGCACGGTGCACGGGAACACGTATGCGTTCGGCGGGCACCCCTGGATACCGCTGAAGAATCCCGTCAGCAACGTTTCACCCTACTGAGGTCACCATGTTCATAGTCCAGATCATCGTCTCCATCGTCCTGGCCCTGCTGTCCTACTTCTTCGCGCCAAAGCCGAAGACGCCGAAACCCGCGTCGGCTACTGAAATGGAGAACCCAACAGCAGATGCCGGTCGACCGATACCTGTGGTCTTCGGTACGATTACGATCAAAGGGCCGAACTTCCTTTGGTACGGGGACAAGAAAGTTGTCGAATACTCGGTGAAAGCATGAACCTTGATGGTGTCAGACTGACCGTCGATGACCTGCGAGAGTTGCACTGTTCGCGTGGTATTCGTCGTTGGTTCGAGAGTAACAACCTGGACTTCAAAGCCTTCCTGAAGGATGGGATTGAAGCGAAAACCCTGTACGAAACCGGCGATGCTTTGGCGCTAAGGATTATCGAGAGGAAATTGAATGGGCGGTAAAAGCAAAGGAGCGAAGGTTCCCGTTTCGGCATACTTCATGTCTATTCACGTCGGGTTCAGCTACTCCGTCGACGTGTTGCTAGAACTGTTCGTCAAAGAGAAGTCAATCTGGAAGGGCATGTCGACCGGAAACGACTCGATAGGCATCAGTCTGAAAAAACTGTTCGGCGGCGAGAAGAAGGAAGGTGGACTTGCAGGTACTATCCGGGTGCTTCAAGGGCGAGCCTCACAAGTCTTGAGCGAAGACCTCGCCGCCAGATTGGGGAAAACCTCTGCAACGTCGCCGGGCTTTCGTGACATTCTCAGCCTCTTCTTTCACGGAGCACCGGGAGAAGGGTTCCTGTGGTCGAACAACTACCCCTACCTTCATTCGATATGGGCGAAAGTCAAGCGCACCGAAACCGGGTGGTACTCGGCAAAGCGCGAGATATTTCTTCGTTCTCTTGCCGAAGAAACGCCAACCGTCGAATGGGACAACCAGTACAAGTATCAATTGACCTACGGGCAGACATCATTTGGAACCCCGGCAGAATTCACTCAGGTCGGTTACGACGACTCGGCGTGGCCTACGGCGCCGGGAGGCTTCGCTAACAACAACGCAGCGATTAGCGGACGTTCTATCGGTACGCCCATAGTGTCGGGTTACGGAAACTCGATATGGCTACGAAAGCGGGTCACTGTGATGGGTCAGCCTAGTGACCTGACGCTGACGCTATACCACGATGACGGTTGCCGTTTGTGGTGGAACGGAACTGAGATGGCCGGTCCGGGCTATGGGTTGTGGACGCTGGTCATACCCGCCAGTCTGGTTCTCACGAATAACGTGTTGGCGTATCAGGTCATCGACGGCGTACCGCATGGGGACCCTACCGGATTTGGAGCAGACCTTTCGTTCTCTGTCAGTTCCGTCATGACCAACGAGTACGACATGAACCCCGCTCACATCATCCGTGAGTGCTTCACCAACACGGAGTGGGGAATGGGTGTGCCAGAGTCGAAGATTGACGACGTGGCGTTCACCGAAGCTGCTGATGTTCTCTATGACGAAGGGTTCGGGCTGTCGATGCTCTGGTCTGGACAGTCGGATGTCGAGACGTTCGTGAACGAAGTGTTGAGTCACATCGACGCGGTCTACGGCGTCGACCCGGCCACCGGGAAAATCTACATCCGACTGATTCGAGGCGGATATGATCTCGGAACCCTCGATGAGTTCACTGAGGATGACTGCGTAATCACGCAGTTCAACCGGAAGGCCGTCGAAGAGACGACCAACGAAGTTGTCGTAACGTGGACAAACCCTGCGAATGAAGGTGAAGAGACGGTATCGGTTCACGACCTGGCGAACTACTCGGCCCAAGGGGTCATCATTTCCTCCAGCCGGAACTACTACGGCATTCGCTCGGCCAGCCTTGCGATCCGGGCAGCCCTTCGGGAACTGAACAAAGCCGCACAGCCGTTGGCGAGTTTTGAGATGCAGGTTTCCCGGGCGGCTTGGAAGGTGAAGGCCGGCGATGTCGTGAAGGTGACGTACCCTGAGTACGGTTTGAGCGAACTGCCCTGCCGGGTCGTGAAACTCGACTACGGAAAGCCGGGCGAGATGGCGATCAAGATGAGCCTGGTTGAAGACGTGTTCGAAATGCCTGAATCCAGTTACGTCGTCACCGAACCGACACTATGGGAGCCTGTGGTTCCCGAGGTCGCAGCGGTTTCAAACGCGCTCGTCACGACGGCACCCTACTTTGCGTTGGCCCGGTCGATTGGTGACGTGGAAGCCTCGGCAGTGACGGATACGGAAGCCTACAGCCTGATTCTTGCGGAAAGCACCGGCTTGGTGGAACTGTTCTCTCAGTCCGTCGATGCTGTCGGCAACACCAGCTATGCTTCGACCGGAACCGTCGAGCCGTGCGGTCGGGCGACACTCAGCGCACCCCTTGGCCTGGCGGTAACGTCGACTGTGAGTCTTTCCGGCTACTCTGGCAATCTTGCGTTGGCTTCCGGCATCTTCCTTCTGATTGGAACGGAGATCGCCATCATTGAAACCGTATCGCCGTTGGTCGTTCGTCGCGGCATGCTCGACACGGTTCCCTCGGAGTGGATTGCAGGTACGGAGGTGTGGGCCTTCGACTGGAACGCCGATCTCGGTGATGAAGTGGAGCATCTTGTCGGGTCGACCGTGAGCTACCGCTTGGCGCCAGATGGCTACGGCGGCGATCCGTACATCAGCGCCTCGGGGGTACTGTCGAAACGCGCTGTGCGCCCCTACCGGCCCGCCAACGTGAAGATCAACACGCAGATGTGGCCGGAAGTCATTACCGGAGAACTCGACCTGGCTTGGAGTCACCGCAACCGACTGGTCGAGACTTCGGTTCCCCTGAAGTGGGACGAACCGTCGACCGCTCCAGAGGCAGGAACGACCTACAACGTGACCTTCTACGCGGAAGGTCTTGAGTTTAAGTCGGAAACGGTTTCGGGGACTTCTTCCAACCTTACCTACGCAGAAGAAACAGGATCGTCCGGTTCAGTAGACCCCCACGAAGCGGATGTCGTATTGCGGCTCTCGATGGACGACGCTATCCCCATCGATGCCAAAGGGCACACCATTACCGTACATGGCGACTGCGCAATAAGCACTGAGCAAGCAAAGTACGGGCCTTCTTCGCTCAAGTTTGATGGAACCGGCGACTATCTTGTCGCAACAACGAGTCCGGATTTTGCCGTTGGAACAGGTGACTTCTGTATTGAAGGGTGGTTTCACTTTACCGGGTTTACAACAAGCCTGGGAGTCGGTAGCTGCCTATTCGACACACGTCCAAACGGCGACCTTACACGCGGATTTGCGTTGTTTGCGACGACCGGGGGTGTTGTCACCGCGTTTGACGCCAACTTTCAAGGTCACCGAAGTAACTCCGGTGCGGTAACGACAGGGGAATGGTTCCATGTGGCTGCCTATCGTAAATCCGGCGTGATGACGGTCGCAGTCAACGGCTACCCGGTGATCCAGTATCTCAGTTCGTACAACTACAACCCGGCGACAACTACCTTTATAGTTGGCACCGCAGTCGACTGGCAGAACACTGCGACCGACTTCAAACTGCAGGCATACGTCGACGACATTCGTTTCACGAAGGCGGCTCGCTATGTCAGCAACATTGCAGAAACGTCAGACACTTTCGCGGCGTCGAACGTTCTTGACATGCCGATGGACACGACGTTCGCTGACACGAAGGGGCATACGACAACCCCCACGGGCGATGCTCAGATAAGCTCCGCAGCCTCGCACTCCGGGGGGGCTTCCGGTCTTTTCGACGGCTCTGGCGATTACGTAGTCGTACCGACGTCGACAGACTTCGACCTCGGTACGGGCGACTTCACCATCGACTTCTGGTGTAAAACTTCGCAGACAGCCACATACGCAGCAATTCTCAGCCGAGAGTGGGGCGGGGCACCGCACTCGGGCGGATTTACGTTCATGTTGAACGGGCCGAACGGCAGACCAGCAGTCTACGCAGCCGATTATTCAACAGGATCGCCGCTGCTAGATTCGGTGGTAGGCGGACATAACGACGACAACTGGCATCATTTGGCGTGGGATCGGAAGGGCGTAATCAACACGCTATACTTCGACGAAAAGCCGGTTTCAGTAACCAACACCTCGTTTGTAATTTCGGCTGTTGCAAAGAACCTGAGCGTTGGTGCCGATCTAACGTTCGGTGGTCGCTACTACTCTGGCTACTTGGACAAACTACGCATCACCAAGGGTGCATCCCGTTACCATGATGTCCAGTTGTTCACGCCTCCCGGCGCGATGACCGTTGAGGCAAATGACATCAGCGGAAACCTGCGGATCACACTGGAAGCGGTCAGAGACGGGCATACGTCCGAGCAGATGTTCGACCATTCGTTCGCGCGTGCCGGCTACGGGCTACAATACGGAAACTACTACGGAGGCATTTAAATGGCGTCATCGACAGAACCGAGAAGCGGACTGGTCTACGGCTGGTCTATTGGCGAGACGGGCTGGAAAGAGGGTATGGACAACAACCTGTTGTGGCTTGGCCGGTTCGCTACCCACCTGTCCATCAAGGATCGTGACCTGGCTACGCCACCGGGAAGCCCGGCAGCCGGCGATACCTACATCGTGGCTGCTGCACCTACGGATGCCTGGGTCGCTCACGCAGGACACGTCGCAATCTGGACGGGAAGCGCGTGGGCTTTCGGAACGCCAAGGGTGGGCTGGCTGGCGTACATCGAAGACGAACAGAAAATGACGGTTTACAAGTCGGGAGGCTGGTCAGCCGGAATCGCAATCTGATAGAATCCGAGGAAACCCAAAATGAGCGCCGATATGCCCGAAAGACCCTCAACCCTATGGACGTGGATCGTCGAGTATTCCCCCTGGCTGTCGACACTCGGTCTTTCCGTTTTTGCTGCTGTCGCGCAGTACGCAGGCAAGGTTCAAAAAGGCCGAAAGTGGGTGTGGGGCGAACTGGCCCTCGACGGCGTGATCTGCGTGTTCGTTGGTCTGCTGACTCACTTGCTCTGCGTATGGCAGGGGATCGACGGCCCGGCCCGGTCAGTCCTCGTAGCGATCAGCGCACACATGGGCACGCGGGCCATGATGCAGTACGAGAGCATCCGCGACAGAATCCTCGGTCAAGTCGAGTAGATCACCTGACCATCGACGACGATACTGCGACCCGGGACGCGCTGTTTCTGCGCCGCGTGGACAAGACCATAATTCTCGCCGAACTTCTCGCGCTGGCTTTCGCGGTAGCGTTTGCACTTTAGCGCCGCCTTCAATGGTTCCGGTCGAACGGCATCCTG